CTATGGAATTACACGCCCAGTACTTCGGTAAGGACGAAATATCTTCGCTCTAATGTAATTCCGCTTTGCTGATCATCTGAATAATTCAAATCATTCCCCCTGATTGATTGTTCGTTTATGTATACGTATTTATTCGCTACGTGTGTTGCGTTTTGGCTCGTCATAAACATGGATACCCCACCAGAGTATGAATGAGATTTCGGGACATAACAGTAGTTATGATCATAGTTCTGGGCTGATCCGTTAACGTATGCCTGCCAATGAAGAACTATGCCTGTTCTTTGTTCGGATATTTTCTCGTTGAGGTTGATCGTTTGACTGGCTTGCATATATTGCCCTGCTGGATTAGACCACAGGACTTTAGCTTCAGGAACCTGGTCTATGGAAGTACGGAACTCCTTTTCTGACACCCAAACATCGAACTGTGCAACGGGATCTCCTACTGAAAGTCCAGTCTTGGTGATGGCATAAAGTGGCATTTCTGCTTCCGTATCGCCGTTGTTCAGATCGCCTTCAATGTATTCTGGCATTACGGGATCACCGTCAGTTTCGGTGCCTTCATATACCTTGATTGTTGCGACCTCTGATGGATCTGTCTTCAGGTTCAAAACTACGAGAGCAATGCTATTTAATCCTGGAGTGCCGTTTTGGATAGTTACTTCTTCGTAATTGGTGATGTTGACTTGCCTACCGCAAAAGATCAAATCGCCTTCAAGAATACGCAGAGTATTAGCGTCGATCATTGACGCGGATAGTTTATCCTTGGTGCCAAGAACAAAACCGCCCGTACCGATCATTCCTTCGGTTTTGCGTGCTTCGTCTGACGAGCTGACGTGATCTTCTGCTTGTGCGGAAGTAACAAAGTGCAATGACATTATTTTTCCCCTTTCATAAATGCGGCAAAATCGTTTTCCCATTGTTCAGCCATGTTTTTATATTGTGCGTAGCACTCTGGGCAAAAGTAGTATTCAGCATCTACGCCGTTAATATCTCTGCGCTTAACGATTGAGAACTTGCCTTCAAGATCTTGGCCATCCTTGATGAACTCGATATGCTGTTTTCCGTCCTGGTGCGCTTTTTCTGGACGATCGCATGTATAGCGGTTGTAATCCTTTTCTAGTGCCATTAGACAACCTCTGCTTCCGTTTTGGTTTCTTCTATGAGCCTGTTTCTGCTTACTGTGGCCACCTTTTGTGCGATGGTTGTTGTGGCAGAAACTCCATGCTTGGTCGACTTTCCGCCCACTATATCGTCGATGTCGTATTTGGATCCATCGACATCTTTTAGGGCGCAGCTGCTTAGATCTGCTTGGTATTCCTTCAATTTGTTCTTGGCTTCGTCGAGCAGCTTGTCGTCTTCTGTGCTGGAAAGCTCGTAGATTTCACCTTTGTGCTGTACTCCGAAAAGCGTCTGCTTGGTGGATACATTTCCAGAGGCGTCAGCATACACGTCAACGCGTTTTCGATCTTTTAATTCGCCTTTGCCAAGTGTTACCAAGTGATTCACTGGGCGAGTGCGCTTGATTTGGAAGTTGACAGCATCACCGTCTATGCCGTCATCAACATATTCGCCGCGTTTTACTGCAGACAGTATCGCCTTGCGCTCGGATCCACTGTATTTGATTGCAAGCTTGCATCCTGCGCTTTTAAGCATCTCCCTAATGGCGGAGTATGCATCGCTGTAGTAGATCTGATAGTTGTTTACGCTGTAGCCACTTGCTTGTGGGTTGGCCATCATGCAGTCTGATAAATCCTGGCGAGAAATTATCTGCCCAAGAACAGTATTTAGATCGCCCGATACTACGTAGTAATCGCTGCCCGAGTTTGGGCAGATCGGCGATTCTTCCAAAAGGCCATGCCATGTTCTTCCGCTTACGGTGATGTATGTTGCGGTGGTATCGATGTCCACATTGTCGACAATGCCGCCATATTCTGTGCCTTCAATCATCAGGTAGCAGTCTTGCTCAATGCCGATATCTGGAGAGATCTTCAGCTCAAAGGTGTTGTTCTTGCCTATAGTGAAGTCTCCTTCTGCCCACGGCAGCATGCCTTTTTCTTTGCCGTACTTGTCGGTATAGATTATTTCCACCATGGAGTACGCCTCTCTTCATACATCTTTACTTCGATGTTTGTTGTTCCTGGCCATGAGACCATGTTCTTTCCGACTGGAATTTCGGCAAATACCATGGCGCCTTCTTCGCGTACGCCAGACGAAAATACGGAGTTCTCGATGCCGCTTGAATCTTTGATCACGATGTCCTTCGTTCCGTAGCCTCTAATTACGATTAACTGCCCTTTTTCGGCGGTTTCGTTTACTTGGTAGCGGTTTCCTCCGATGATTACGTAAGGAGAGACGCAGGGGCCAGCAAAGCTGATGTCACACTTAGCTGGCAGTTGGAAGTTGTTTACTATTTCAGTGTTTGTGCTGTTGCTCTTGAGATAGTTGTGAGGATAGTTGTGAGGATAGTTAAGCCCGCCAGTAGGCGTAGAGGTCTTCTGTGTAAGCGTTGCAACCTCTTCGCGGATCCACACAGGAGTATCAGTTACGATGGTGAGATCATAGACCGCAAAATAGTCATGATATTGCCATCGCGATATATCAACGGCAGAGATCCAACAATCCATGTACGAATCGCCTGCATATAACCTGCCTTTATTTGCTGTGTATGTGTCATAACTCACTACATCAACAAAGCGATTGCGTTCATCGATGGATCCCTTTGACAAGAAGACATTGAGGGCAAACTCGCGAATACCTGTGGTAAAAGCTGTGATTGATTCGCCTACTGATTCGTAGTCGAGGTCAATGTTGAATATGTCGGTTTCCCCAAAATGCCATTCAATTCCGTTTTCGCGGTTTGCATCGGCTTCTGATTCACCGCCAAATACAATAGATTGGCCAAGAGAATTAACGTATTTCAACTCTCTAATCATTAGTACAACCCTTCTGTATCAGACACAAGGCGGGCGAATTCTCTGCCGTTTACAACAAGCGTTCGCAATGCGTACTTCTCGAACAATCTTGGCAGCTCTTTTCGCAGTGCTCTAATCTCTGCGGCGGTTTGCGTATCTGCTTTCATGTTTCCAGCAACAGCTTCCGCGAATGGCTGCATATTGCGTCCGCGCAAAGGCACTACCGCCTCTGGCCCTGCTTCGCCGACACCGATAATGCTTGCTCCATTAAATACGCCACCTGTCGCATACCAGCTAATTCCAAGCGATGGAATGGAACCCTTCAAGAGGTCTCCTACTTGCCATCCAGCAGGAGAGATTGTGAAGTGTGGCAGCGGAATATGTGGCCAGGAAATAGAAAAGTTAAAGAAGCCTTTGATAGCGTTGATGATTCCTTTAACAAGATCTCGTGCGGTATTCATTGGCGTTGTAATTGCGCTTTTAATTCCGTTGAAGATGCTTGTGACGGTTGCTTTTATTCCATTGAACACCGATGAGATAGTGCTTGATATGCCATTAATGATTCCCGATATTGTGGAGCTAATTGCATTAAAGACGCTCGATATGGTGCTGCTTATTCCGTTGATTACAGAAGAAATAACACTTCTGATCGTATTCCAGATGGTGGATGCAACGCTGTAGACCGTAGTCCACACACTTGTCCAAACGCTGCTAATAGTTGCAAGGATCGAAGCAATAACCGCCTGTACATTGGATATAGCTCCCTGAATGGCCGCAACAATGCTTGACCATATTGCGCTAATTGTTGTGCCGAGGTTGGTGAAAAACGTTGCTATAGGGGTAATTACGTTGGTGCTGATCCATGTAACCACCTGACCAACTGCAGTGCATATCGAGTTCCACAGTCCAATCCAGAAATTACGGAACTCTTCGGAGGTATTCCACAATGTGATGAAGATTGTGACCAAGGTTGCTATGGCCATAACTATCACGCCTATAGGATTTGCGGTCATAGCTGCGCCCAAAGCACGGAATGCACCAGCAGCTACGGTAACTGCAGCACTTAATGCTGGCATAATCGAAATGACCGGGCCTATTAAACTAAGCACAGGGCCAATAGCGGCAAGGATGCCCGCAATGATAAATATTGCTTGCTGTGCTGGTGCTGGTAAGGATGATAACCACTCACCAAAGGCCGTGGCCACGTCTGCAACCATGGTTGCGATATTGAGTAACGGCTCGCCAAATGGTTCCAATGCTCCTTGCAGCTTGCGGATCGCTTCTTGCGACTTGGCGCCGAAGCTATCAGATGCAGCATCGCCTGCGGCCTGTGCGGCGCCCGATACATCGCCATAAGTATCACCGACTCCCGCAAGGGCGGTGATCATGCCCATGGCGTTGTCTTCGCCTAGGCTCGACCAAAGATCGGATGCTATCTTTGCACGGTCGGTTTCGCTTGTCATTGTGGACATCTCGCCAATGACTGCATTGAGCACGTCCTGGGCGGAAGCTCCGCCAGACTGGTATGCAGCAAAAACATCCTGCGTACCTTGGCTGAATGATGACATGGCGCTTTCCATGCGGCCATCGGAAAGCGAGGTAAGAAATTCGTTGAGGAAGTCTCCGACTTTATCAAGCGAGTAAGCCCCATTAGAAGCTCCCGCTTCGAGCAGGCTGAAGTACTGGCTAGCATCCATGCCTGCTTCGCCCCAGCGGCCAGAATATTCGGCTAAGTTGTCGCCTAATTCATCGGTGTAATTAAGGCCGCGCTGCATGCCAGCGGTCATGAGGTCGGTTGCCTCAGTGGCACTAAGGCCAAAGCCTTCCATAAGCGCGTTAATGCCGCGTATGTTTTCGTTGACGTCGGAGCCGAAGACTTGAGACATCATCAACGCGTTTTGCGTTACAGTCTGCAAACCTTGATCGTCAATATCGCGGATTGTTTCTTTGGTTTGGATAAGGGCGTCAGTTACCTCATCCATGGACTGACCCCAGCCAGCCTCATAGATGGTTGCACCAATATCTTTGAACCGTTCGGCTTCTTCCCTTGTAGTACCAAAGGCTGCCTGGATCCGAGCAGTAGCGTTGTCGTAATCAGATGCAACAGCAAACGCAGCAGCACCAGCGGCAGCAATTGGTGCCGTAAGTCCAACGGTGCAAGCCGTGCCAGCACTCTTAAATGCGTTACTTAAGCCTTGGGCTTTCTCATCGCCATTGGAAATGTTCTCCCATGAAACGCCCTCAAGTTCTTTCTTGAGGCCTTTAACGTTCTTGGATACGTTGGCAGTATCGAGAATCGCTTCTACTATTACGCGGCCATCGGCCATATAAGGCTCACCTCTTGGAATTGCGGAGGGCTAACGCAAAGTCATTCATTGCGTTGTTGGCCACATCCGCAGAATCATGTGAGCCTTTCTGCTTAGTGGGTTGTTTTAATGCAAAGAGCCTGTGCAGACGATCAAATTCAGCCAGTTGCTCTTTGTTGTGTTTTGTCTTTTTAGGACGGTTTTCTTTGTTGCGGTAATAGATCCGCATACCGAGCGGCGTCTCATAGGGAAGTGCTGCAATTAGGTAAACAAACTCAGTCCATGGCATAGAATCGCGCACCTTGTCCCAGTCGATGTCGTATGCCATACGGAACGATGCGCGAATGAAGGGAGCATCTTCGGTTAGATCCCATAATGCTTCTTGTGTTCGATTGCCTGTGGTATCAATCCCGAAGATATCCCATGTGATAGCGTTAATCAGCTTTCCGAACTCTTGTGCTTCGTAGTCGCAGCACATAAATGCGTCATCTGGATCAACAAAGATGATGCTGATTACTTTTACCGCTTTTTCGTTTTCGTCTACCTCGTTGTCATTGAGTAGTTGATAGATCTTAACTACGGTCTTGGCATCATCGCGGATAAGGATTTCTTCGCCATTCCATAGGTATGGATACGCACAAGATCCATCTTCTAACTCAATACGCTCAGTTGTTAGATCGATCGGCAGCACTTACTTACGCTTTCTTGCTACACGCTTTTTCTGTGCTTTGATCTTTGGTTCTTCGTGCTTGAAATAGATGCCAGCATCACGCAGTTGCTTTGAGGTGCAATGTTCGTAAAGCCATGTCACCAAGGCTGCGAATACTTCTCCTAGCGTGATGATGTTGTTAGCTGGATCTGCTGGCTTTCCATCACCAATAAAGCAGAGGATCTTATCCCATCCATCTTTACCAACAATTGCCGTGATTGAGCGTTTGAATAGGCGAGCCATTGTTTGCTGTGCTTCAGTCACTTCTCCTTCGTCTGCTGCTTTGTCCAGTTTGCTTTGAAGCGCAGCAAAGCGATCCATAGCGTTGCCTACTTGATGCAATGTTTGTGTGATCGATTTGTCATCGGTGAATACCTCGAGAATGACATCATCGGATCCATCTTCTGAAGGAATGATGATCTTCTCGACCTCTTTATTGATCTTAAGGATTGTTGACATGTGAACTCCTTTTCGTGAGCAAAAACAAAAAGGGCATGGGCAGCTCACATTACCCATGCCCTCGAAAGGGATGATCTCTTAGGTGTCGCTTACTCGGCTGAAACGGTTACCCTTACCTGTTTTACGATGCTTGGCTTAGAGGCAGCCTTAATAGTGAGAGTGGTTTCACCAGCGACAACGCCAGTCACATTGCCATCAGCATCAACCGTTGCGATAGAAACGTCTTCGATTGCATAGTGGCATTTCTGATTTGCTTCTTCTGGTCCAACCTCTGCATTTACTGGGGTAGCTGCACCAACCGTTGCGGTTACATCAGTTGCAGTAATTTCAGTTGGAGCCAAGATGCTTGTACCGATTTCTAAGGTATCGACGGTATCAAGGTTAATGGTGTAGGAAAGATCACCCTTAGCAGATGCTTCACCCATGCCAGAGCCAGGAACAAGATCCACCAAAGTACACTTACCCTGCATATAGGTTCCGTCTGGGTGTGTCCATCGATAATTAGTTTTGCGATCCTTGCCAGTGGTTAAAGCTTTGGACTGCACAAAGTCCTGTACAGGGTCTCCGTAGCGGCGAAAACCAGTCAAAGCAAGGGTAGGCTTTACCTTAGACACGTTTGTGTCATCGAACCCAAAGTTGTCATAGTAATCGTCTTCGTCAACGGTCTCATCGGATGCTGGCGCGCATTCGGTGATGCCAACTAAAGCATTCTTCCAGGTTGGTTTTGCCTCATCGGGCGTGACATCGAGTTCGATCACGTGGCAATAGTTAGGCGCGAAGTCTAATGTTTGTTCTGCTGCTGCCATTCATTCCTCCTTAACAAACGGTAATAAAGGCGCGAATGCGCATTTCCCATACGCTTACGCCTTCGGTGTAATCAAGTTCTTGTGGTGCGGTATACAATTCAGCCGAAGTAAGTCGATATGATCCGCTTTCGCTCTCCAGGTTCATTTCTGGTAGCTTTTGGGCGATTTCTTCAATCTCATCGATTGTTTGCAATTCGCTTTCTCGTGCCACGATTACCTGCACTACGATTTGTTGGTCTTCGCTTCCATCGTAGTACCTGGTGATAGTCGTGGTAGGCATTCTGCGTACTGCAATGCCGCCCTTGCTAATATCGACTAGGCGCCTGATCTTTGCATCGGTATATCCAAGTTCTTTGATGCGTTTTACGCAAACATCTGCAAAGTCAATCATTCGGAACCTCCAATAGACACTCGATCATTTCCGATCAGCTTTGCTGCAAACTCACGCCAATCCTGCATCTTTTCCTGCTTGGTCACTTCTGGCCATTGGGGACGGGCGTTTTTGTTCTTTACGGTTTTGACATGATCGGAATTGAGCACGATCTTTGCATAGGGGGTATTCCAAATGATTTGACCATTTGCATAGTCCGAATTCAGAGGTTCCGAGTTCTTTAGCGTGCCTTCGTCTTCTGGCACGTGCTTTCGCATATCAAGGGCAACGCGGCTTGCAAAGGCCTCTTGTTTAGCTTTGAGGGAGCTATCACTAAACTTGTCTTCAATGCCTTTGATATCAATTGTTGTCTTGCTTTTGCTCATCCGACATCAACCTCCCAGTGATGGATCCTGTTGATGCCCTTAAGGCTTGTTACCGTAAGCACACGCATATCAAGCACATCGTTAATTGATACCTTTGCTCCGATTTGCGGAGCTTTGGCGGGAACTGAATTAACCGCATCAATAAAGATGCGGCCCTTTGCTCCATCGGACAGCTTGTACTGCGCAGGGTTCAAAGCTTCAGATGGCTCGTACCTGATGTGCTTAACGGCATACGGATCCAGATACTCTCCTTCATAATTGGCCGCAATATCTGGATCACGTACGGTCATTGCATCGCGTAGGTATTTGCGTGGGATCTGCTGCATGTTAGTCGATTCCTTGAAACAATAACCTAGTGCCAGTAAGCTCCTGGCGGATTACTCGCTCAATATCGATCTGATATGAGCTTGTTCCAGGATCTCCGCTGGTATTGCTTGACATCGAAAAGGATCCAACAGTGATGCTTGATACGCTCTCCCCGATACCGCCAGAAGCTCCATATGCTGCATCAACGTTTACCGCTGCGCATATAGCACGGATGCATGCATCGTTTTCTTCGTCGGTTGTAGGGGAGTTGAACCCCAAGATATAACGCACCCAAGCCTGGGCGGCAGCGATAGAGGCGTTGAACGCCTCCTCGCTTAATGTACCGCCGTAGGCTTGATAATCCTTGTATGTAACAGTGGGCAGGGCCACTATTCTCCCTCTTCTTCATCCTTGGCAGGCTTTGCCTCTTCCTCAACCGTTTCGACAGTAGTCTTCTGCTCTACAGTTTTCTCTTCTGCCTTCTTGGTCTTCTTGGCAGGCTTTGCCTTCTTTTCAAACGTGAGTCCAACAGTAATCATGCTTGCTCCTTAAGAAGTAGATACGGATACGTAAATAAGGCCCTTCTTCTGGAGGTATACCAACAGGTCATGGTAGAGGCGATACTGCCACAAGTGCGCATCCTTGGACTGGTTGGTATCAGGTGCAAAGTAGCGCAGTTTCTCATGCTTCTGCAGTGCTGCTACGGCAGAAGGATGCATAACAATGAAGTTGATGTTCTTACCAGAAGCGGACTTAACGTAACCGCCAGGAATCTCGTTTGCGCCTTCGGAGCCAGAATTATCAGTCTTGCCGTCGTAGAGATCAATCGCGGAATAGAAGCGAGCCTGTTCAACGTTGATCATCTTCATCTCGTCAAAGGTGGTGAAGTTGGTATTTGGATCAGTTCCAGCAGCAAACTGATAAGGGGAAGCCTGACGGAGTAGGGTCTTAACCTTGGCGGTGTGGTAGAACAAGCACTCGGAGAGTTCCTTGCCGTAATCCTGCATGACTTCTTCAGCAGTCTGGACTGCCTTAAGCGCGGTAGCAGCGTCAGTCAAAGACTCGCTCTTGGTTGTGCCTGCATTAGCGGCAAGCTTCGCGAAGCGAATTGCGTCAACTTCTGGAATTACCTTCTCTTCCATGAAGGTATTCATCAGGTTTGCGGAGAGGATAAGTTCGCGTTCCTCGTCATCCATGGCATCGACTTCAAAAGCGCGTCCACGATCATATGCCATGGTGTATGCCTGCCAGGAAAGCGTTGCGGAACCAGTTGGGAAACCAGTTGAGCGATCGTAATCGCCAAGGCCATCCATTGCAATGGTTGCGATTTCGATCTTGCCGTTGCCGTCGTATTCGCCAAGCAAGTCCTGGTTAAGGTTTAGGTCGGAAGTGCAGGTGCCTGCGGTGATCTTCTGGTCAAGGCGAGTAGTGAACTTATCGACAACAGATCCTAAGTTGTTGGCCATAATTCATCCTTTCGGTTATTTAGCCCCAAAGATTCGATCGAGTTCTTCATCGACCTTGCTTTCGGGCGCTCCTGCTGGCCTGGCGCCAGTGGAGCCTGTTTGCTTCTTGCCTTCGGAGAAGAGATACGGACAACCTTCTTTGAGCTTTTCGACGTCTCCTTCGTAGTCTTCAAGGAGTGCTTTGCCTGCCTTTACGTTTAGACAGCCTGCCTTTTCGAGTTCGAAATTCAGGCGATCATCTTTGATCGTCTGCTCAAGCTCATCGATTCGCTTCTGTGCTTCTGCGCGTCCTTCTTCGGTCTTAGTTAATTCATCGACTTGAGAGCGAAGCTCTGCGATCTCATCATCCTTTGCCTGCATGTCGCGCTGGTACTTTTCGCGATTGATGCCTGGCTGGCCATGCTTGTCCTTGGTCTCATCGCCATCTTCTTTTGGCTCTGATTCCTTGTTTTCTGGCTCTTTTGGCTCTGATTCCCTAGGATTAGTACCCGAAGGATTTGCTCCTTCGTCCTTTGGATCTTCGCCAGGAATGGGATTGTTTTTTTCCATGTACTTCTTCTCCTTACCTAGGTTTGTTTGCGCGCTTCTCTGCGCGATATAGGTGGGTTTTTTGCGCTATCCCAAGCAAGGAGAAGGTACAGAAGGTGTCGCTTCTGGATTTAGGCATAAGAAAACCCCGCCGAAGCGGGGTCTGTTATTTGAACTCTATTTCTTTTCCTGTTAGATCATGAACTCCATGTATAGCTATGCATTTCTCTCCAGCATCCATTATCGGGATTGGATCATAAGCTATTCCATCTATTATTAGTTTGTTCCAGTTAGATAAAGGTCGTTCTTCTGATAAAAACAATACGGTTACGCCGTTTATCTCATGACAATCAGTAATCTTCATTAAAACCAGCATCCTTAAGTCTTCTTAAATAGTAGTCAAGCATTACTTCTGTTTGAGCTGATTCTTCTTTAGGTATATTGTACCTTTTCGCATTCCTTAGTAGATACCTTTGAGCATCAATTTCTCTCAAAAGTAGCATTATTTCAGGACTTTTATCTTTGTGATCGCCACGCAAATCCTGTTCAAAATGGTATGTTTCTTCCAATACTTCTGAGGTATTAGGTTTTTCCCTAAAAACAATAACTTTTGCTCCTGGAATATACGCTGCGTCTACGATCTCGCCGTCTTTGCATAGTGAGTCTAAATGTCTTTCCGCTTCCTCCGTCCCTCGCATAACTACACAACCATGACGCTCTGCATAGTTTGTTTTCGAGTTATACAAAGATTCGTTTACTGGCTTCATTCCTTTTCTTCTTGTTTCAAGATCAGACGGCTTTCTTCTTGTGAGTGCGTCCTTAAATATCAATTGCTGATTCGTTTTGCTCAGCATTGCGAAGTTCTTGGAATCAATTCCGCGTACTTTTATTTCCTGGCTTAGCGCCTTGCGTGCAGCACTCTTAGATACTCCGCTCGACTTTAGCTTTCGCTTAACTCCATCGCTATCCATGAAGTCTTTCATGGTGCGGTTGGCTACGGCATGCTTTTGGATCTTAGGCATGTCTCCTGCCCATTCGCGGTTGGGGGATCGCTGCAGAACAAACGCTTTGCCTTTGGTATTGCAGGCATCAATATACTCGCGCATGCTCTTCTGCTGGTTGACTAGCTTCATCTTCAGGCGCTCAACCTCTGCAATGTTTTGCATCGATGGATCCTTGTCTGCGATAAGCTGTGCACCTTTAAGTTCGCGCTTAGTCTTTCGGATTGATCGCTCGCGCCTGCGTTGTTCCTGTGTCATTTCGTAGACTTCATTATTGGACAGGCCGCTTGGGTGCTCTGGGTCTGGTTCATAGCTTCTTGCCGTGCCTGGGATCCACGGGCCAAAGCTATGTCTACAGTTCGCACCTCCTAATCCTTCGACGGCTCCATAGCCAGTTTCTGTATAGAAGTCTTTGTAGGTAACGCCGTCTATCTCGATCTCGCCAACAAGAGAAAAGACGCGACCTTGCCATCGCGCATGGCTTGGACGCGCTCCGCCGTGGCTTGATACCTCCACAAGCTTAATATCCGCGTCTTTGCATACCTGGATAGTTCGGCGCATGCTGTCTTGCGCAAGCTGCGTGCGCACATGGCGTCTTACTGCTACATCGATGTTATTAGTAACGGTCTGCTTTCCTGTTTCTGCATTGCGGTAGGTGATGGTGCTGATGCCTTCATCCATCATGCGCCTTACGGTATCGCGCAATACTTGCTCTACAGTCATATTGCCAGTGTTTACTTGTGTGACCGCCGCCGATACGTTTTGGTTCCAGGATCTAAGCGCGCCTTGCACCATATCCACATTATCGCGCTCAAGGATTGCTGCTATACCTTGGATCGTTAACTGCACCTGCCTTGGCTGCGTGGCCATAACCGATTCTGTGGCCATGGAGACTTGTGCTGCCGATAGATCCGCATCGTCACTACGTCCGATTGCATCAACTACCATCTTGGCCACGGCGGTATTAACGTCTCTTGCGTGGTTGTTGATTATGGCCATGAGTTCTGTTGAGTGCGTTTGTGCAAGCAGGTTGATTGCTGTCATGCCTCGTTGGCTTAGCTCCTCAAGATCCTGATTGAGTAATTGCTCGCACAGATACTCAAGCATTTCTGATTCGATCTCGGAGTAGACTGAGCCAACCATGTCTCCAGCATCGTTTAAGTAGTCTGGATCTAACATCAGAAGCCTACATCCACCGCAGTCTCGCTAGGCAGTGACGCCTTAGCCTGTTCTTCGCTCATGCCGTAGAAGGAAACCAGATACATCCACTTAGGCACGACGCCTGCAGCAATCTCTGCCATCATTTGCTGCTTCTCTGCACTGGTGTCTGTGATGATGCTATCATCCCATTTGATTTGAATAGGAGCCATGGCCTCCTCAATAGCAGCACCGCAATGCAGACGGGCGCATTCACACAGTCCAGTCAAAAGCTTTGATAGCTCTTTACCAAGCGCATTCTCGTGGTTTTTGATGTTGCGCATGAGCGCGCTATTGTCCGCACTTACTTCTGTGGCCGTCTTTAATCCGCCAGACTTATCAGGCTTGAAGTATTGCGACCCAAATCCGCATTCATCACCTAATGCCGAACACGCCGCGCTGTATACCTCATAAATGCTTGATACTCGCATCTGTGGAGCGAATGCGTAAGGTTTGCCATCTTGCCCAACTTGTGATCCAGTCAAACGGTATAGGCGCTTTTCTTTGTCGCCGAAAGCCACTGGCTTTATATTTCCTTCTTCATCTGCAACTGCTTCGATCATGGAGTCAGGGATCATAAGCACCGCGCGGAGTAGATCCGTTTCATCGAACAGAGCAGTCCAGGAAGTATCAAGCATCTTCATAGTGTCGACAGCATCATTGAATACGCTCACGCCGTAAGGAGAGGTGTCTTGCAGCGTGTTATCAATGGCGGGGGATAGCAAGCAGAAGGTCTGCTTTGCGGTTAGTGTGTCAAAATCCTCCAAGAAGCCAAGTGCTTCTGCTTTCTGCTCTACTGCATCGATCCATACCTTTGTGATGATGTGATAGGTATTGGTCTCATCGTCGATCACGTGCATTTGCAGCTGCATAGCTTGCTTGCCTTTAATAACAACGCGAGTGCAGAACGCGCATTCCTTGGCACCATCTTCATCCCATGTAAGCGGTATTACCATCTTGGCATCATAGCGGCGAATACGGATCACGGTTGATGCCTCGCGCACATCAAACCAAAGGGCCATGGCACCTGTACCCATTGCAAAGGATCTCTCAATGCCACGCTGGAAAAGCGTATAGAAACCAGTTGCCTCACAGTATTCCTTGATCCATTTATTCGCGTTTGGTGAATCGCTTTGCGCAATCATCTCGTTTGCAATAAGAGATGCCCACTCCCTGCAAACTCTACGTGCAGGACGCAAGGATAGCTTCGATCGCTTATGCTTCCTATTGTCTACGCCTACGTAGTATTCATCATAGAATTCATGTGTTCCTGTATACCACTGATGCCACTGCTCAATATGCGTGGCCATATCAGGCGGCATGGCATATCCATGTCTCTTTATCTCTTGTGTTACGTATGCTGGTACGGAAAACTGATTGTCGGCCATTGCTGGTTCCTTTCTAAACCGCGTGCTTATAAGCGCCGCGCTTGGTTACTACATCCATGAATGCGTAGCGTGTTGCATCGATCCAGTGGTCGTTGCCGTCTGGATAATCGCCTGAGTATTCGCCTGTATTGGGATCTTGTTCGAACTCTGCCTCGCGTACTTCTCGCGTAAGGTTTGGACAGCGCACGGGATCTATTACCCATGTAACGGACTGTAGGAAGCGGTAGCTCATATCGCGCAGTCTTCCTTTGCCTGCGCTCTGCGCATTGATGCCTTCATCCTTTTGCGCCTGGATCTGATCGGGGGAGGCGTCATCTGATAGGACGCGAAGCTGGTGATATACCTGTCTTGGGTTGCCTTCTGGGTCTGTTCCGTCTTCCCATGTAAGCGCAGCCTTTATCATCTCTGCTGCTTTCTTTGGCAGGATCTTATTGCCGCCAAGCTCGCGGAAGGTGAGCACCTTGTGCTGTCCTGGCTGCCATTCGCTTAGAGTGAATGCCCAAGGATCAGGAAACCACCCGAAGTCTTGGCCAGCATGTAGGCGCTCGAAGGTCTCTATCTCATCTTCGGTGATCTCCCTGAACTCAACGCGGTCAAATATCTGACCGCCAAAGCCAACAGGCTCGCCCATGTATTCATGAAGGTATGCCTGCTCGTCTGCTTCCTTGAGTGCTTCGGCGTCTTCAAAGAACTGCTTGCCAAGCCACTCTTTAGGCGCATTGAGGTAGTTCGTGTCGAATACTTCTTCGCCTTTATCACGGCGGCGGTCTGCTTCTTTATTGGCCCAGTTGTCGCGTGTTCGCGGGGGATTGTAGGTATACACACGGATAGTCTTATCTCCACCACGCGCTACTGTCTGCAGTACCGTGCGGATCTCCGCCATACCGTTGAATTGGTCGCACTCTTCAAACCATACAAAGCCAATATGGCCAAAGGGTGCTTTCAGGCTCTTTGTCTTGTGCGGGTTATCGCAGCCAGTAAAGAAGATGATCTGTCCTGTGGACTTCTTCTTGATCTTCATCGTTGACTCTGGGGTTTCGTATTCATCCTCCAGGCCGAGCTTGCGAATCGCCCAAACAACTTGCGCATACGCTGCATTGCGGATCTGGTTCTTGCGCTTCATGATCGCCGCAGCATGCTCTTTCGGGTGTGTCTCTACATAGCGCACAAGCTCAAGCGATGCCCAGGAACTCTTCAAGGATCCACGGCCGCCCTTCATCCAGAATTCCGTCTGTGTGCCTTCTGCAATTAAGCGGTGCGGGTGAAGGTAGTCTTTGCCGATGATAAGTGCGAAGTCCCGCACGAACTCGTTGCGCTCTTCGGCCTTCTCTTCTGGTAGCGCATCAAGCAGTGTTTTGCCGATCTGGGTAACGGCATTTACGGCCGCATAATCGAGCGGTTTGTCTTCTGATTGCTTTACGCGATTCACACCCGCAGCGAAGGTGTCACTCATGCCAGCAAGCACCTTGGCGCGTGTTGTGATAGCGCGTTCTGCTGCTATACGCTGTAAGGTGGCAATCCTAACAGATACCTCATGTGTTGCTTCGAGTATATAGGCCTTGTTGTCTATGGTCTCTGGCTTGATCCTCTTGCTGCTATCGGGGTAGGCAGCTATGTATGCCTGCCTTTGTGATCTTCCCGATACGCGCTCCTGACAATACTTCTCACGGCGTGCATTCTTAAGTGGTATGTCTCTAATCTCTGACGTATGCCCTCCTTGTGGTTTTCGTGGCATATCATCGCTAAGGTGTCGCGCATGGCCATAGATAGAGAAAGAGCCGCATCGCTTCTGATACGGCTCTAACTCTGAAGGATTCCATAGAACAGGAAAGAAAGGGGGATCCATGGATGCGTCGCTCATCCATTCCTATATTGTGATTTAGGTGTCGCTTCTGTCATTCGTTATCATCGTTTACCACCTTAGCGCCGCATCCTGGGCAATATCCTATTGGCTTATACGGCTTAACTTCCCAGTTGAATTTGACCAGAAGCTCACCGCATTCAGAACACGTATATGCACATTCTCCACCAAATTCTTCTTCTTCAAATTTAACGGCACGGCATGTTTTTTCGTGAAACTCGTGCTCTTCAAACCACTTATCTAGTTTTTTAGTTTCTCCAAATGGAAGAGAATGAAAATACCAGTCGTGTAAATCTTGCAGGCTTACTAAGTATTTTTCGCTCATTTTTACACCACCTCCGCGCCACAGTTCGGGCAGTACCGCACATCACAATCGCAGCCGTCATAATCTAGCGCCTTGATTGCATCATCAAGCGTGCAGTATTCGTCTATGTCGTACTCCAAACGCCGCATCTCGTACGACTCTCCGCAGTTTGAACATGTAAAGCAGTCACAATCTTGGAACTCGCTTAAGTTATGGCACATCCATTCAGGTTCAGGCTCTATAAGGTCGGCAAGACGGTAAAACAACTCATTATCATCGTGTATTTCCACGTCGCCGTATATGCATTTCATAACGTACCAATACGGGTTTGTATCGCACCAGTCGCGTATCTCATCGCTTGTCTCGCGCAACTTACGCGCCACTTCGCGTCGTTCTTCATTCGTTGGCATTAGTAGCGCCCCCTTGCCTCATTGCGTTGTTCGCATCGTTTCATATAGGGACGCAGATCAGTAACGGCCATAGAAGCAGATAGGTTACATGTAGCTTGGATAAGGTCTGCGATTTCGTCAAAAAGAGCTTCTTCTAAGCGGGCAATTTCGTACCAGCTATTTGCCCCCTTATCATCCTCTTGCCACGCACCAAAGACCTCAGCGGCTTCTTCGAGTACCTTTAGGGCCTGCTCCTTGGTTGATTTAACGTTCGGGAATGGCTTTACCACTCCTACGTTGACCCCTTCGCCTTCCTCTTTCTTCTTAGCGAGGAAATGTTCAAGCGCACACAGGTAGTCCCCAAATCCCACAGTATCGCTTTCCTTAATGCTGATTCCGTGCTTGCTTAGCACCTTACCAAGTGCAATGGTGTTGTCTCGCGCCATTTCGCTGCGACCTGCTGTCTTTCCATATTCTTCGGCGGCTTCTAACATGTCGTACATTCCAGCGACCGTTTTTATTGCTACATCCTCTGGTCTGGTGATACTTCTGCACGCCAGTTGCTTTCGTAGGCGCTCATAGGTTTCACGATTAAGCATTTGGAGCCTCTTTTCTTGCCTGTTCTTCAAAAGCGCCTTCAATGGTTGGCCAGTTATAGAAATCAACGAAAAGCGTTGGCTGTACTTTTGCGTTTTGTTGCTCGGCATATTGCGCTGCGTTTTCCTTGTTAGAAAAGGCAAGGAGTACCTTGTCGTATTTGACTACTGAGTAAATCATCTTCATGGTTTTCTTTCCTATCTTTCGAAATATTCACAGGCTGTCTCTCCGCTGCACACTTCCATGAGCTCGTCTTGGCCTTCAACGGTGCATACGAAAAGCCTGCCTTGTCCTATAGTGCATACGGGTTTGAAATGCTTACAATCCCCGCATACTTGCCCCACCCATGAATCTGGGGCATTCCAAGGAGCGCGTGGGTCTGCTTGGTAGGTTCCTGGTGGGTAGTTGCTCATAAGGCATCCCTCCAGCGGGGTAGTGGCTTCCAACCATCCATCTGCAATGCGATTTCGTACTTGGTTGGATGTTCACATCTTAGGTATTCCAGATGCCCTGTTTGGTAGAAGTGTTCCCCTGCGCTATCCTGCGTCTTTTTGACTTCTGGAACCCAGCGAAAATGAAGCATGTTTGCATGCGCTAATCCGTGGCATAAATACCGCCCATTTGCATCACGCAGATTGTTGCCAAAACCGCAAAGTGTAATCGTTGGCTTTGGCAGCTCGTGTCCCTGGATGAACAGCTTTCCTGCGCCACGGCGTACGATGTGATGCTTCTCGATCGGCTCACGACGTCCACATATCGCACAGTGGCCAAGCGTAATGCTTGGAGCGGCCATCAAAGGGCGAAGAATCTCAGGCAGTGTGTCTTGCATGGATAAGCCTCCTGTCATCTCCCGTGAAGTGGATCGTCTTGCATGCTCCTGCGATCCTGGACGCAACTCTTGCTCCTGGTATTCCACCCCAAGTGTCGCGTAGCTCTCCTAGGCGGAAATTGCTTGTGATAATCGTGGGATGGTTGGTTGCATACCGCGTATCGATCAGGCTTGATAATGTCTCTATTGCCCAATCCGTGGGGCGCTCTGCTCCCAGATCATCCAGGACGAGAAGCTGCACGGTTTCGGCGCTTTCCAGGGCGTATGAGTCGTGCTCGTCGTATCCCTTCTTGATGGCATCTAACAGGCGTTTCGAGGTGGTAAGCCTTGCGGTCAATCCTGCTTTGAGAGCCAGGCGCACAGCCGATGCCGCAGCGTAGGTCTTTCCTGTGCCGACGTCTCCCCATAGGTACGCACCAGTGTCAAGTTTTACCAGCTCAAAGAGGTATTCGCCTTGTTTGCATTGAGCGGTTGCGTAGTCTCCCGTCAATCCTGCCTTTTTGAGCCTGGAGAGACGCTGTTTTTCGAGGATGGCCTGGTATTCCTTAGAGGTACGAATAGACATCTCGCTCTGCATGGCTTGCCTCCTTTCCTGTTGGCTTGAATCGGTTCAGGTAGCTTTCGAACTTGGTGCCAAAAAGCGTTTCTGGCCGCAGGTAAGCGCACATTTTCGGATCGTTTTCCCATACGGTAAACATCGTGTCGATTACCTGCTTGAAGTCATCGAGACGAAAGCCTTCCTGCCACCTGGCGTGGATAAGGCTTCGAGTTTTGGCAGAGGAGGCCTTGTAGCTTGCGCCTATCGTGTCGTTGAGGTGTTGCACGATTTCGGAGTAGGGGATCTCCTCCTCCTTCCCCCCAGACCCCCTATCCTCTTCTTCTGGAAGAGGAATAGAGGAAGAGGAATATATATCGCTTACCCGTTTGCTTGATGGTTTGCTTTCTTCTTTGCTTAGTGTTTTGCTTATGCTTTCGTTTTCTGTTTTGCTTATCGTTTTGCTTGTGCTTTTGCTTGGTTGTTTGCTTACTGGTTTGCTTGACGTTTTGCTTACCCGTTTTCTTGACGGTTTGCTTCCGCCTTCGCTTCCAGCCTCAATCCGTGCTCTGCTTTTCTCCAGAACTGGTTGCACCATGGCCAAGGCCATCCTCTGCGCATCGGTTCTAGGTGTTGGCTCGGATCCAGTGCGCAGAAACCGTACTATCATTCCTATAAGCTCATCGCCTTCTCGCGTGTTAGAAAGCAGCAGCGGACCATCTATAAGCGAATCAAGTACTTGCATGGCCAGCTCCTAGAAGGGGATATCAACGTCATAGATGCTTGCATCAACTACTTGTGGCGCTTGCTGTGGTGCAGGCTGCTGCATGGCCATCTGCTGTGGTGCCGCCATTGGTGGAGCTGCTACGGCTTGCTGCGGTGCTGCTGCGGCTGGTTGTACTGCTTGCTGTGGTGCTGTTGTGGCCATCTGCGGTGCTTGCTGTGGTGCAGGCTGTGCTTTTGGTTGTGCGCTGCGAATAACGCCAATCTCGCGCACTTTCAAGGTCACTTTGCTACGATTCTGGCCCGTGTTTCGGTCTTGCCAGGTATCTTGTGCAAGTTGGCCACGAATTAGCAGTAGAGCGCCTTCTACAATGTTTCGTGCCTTATAGTCAGACTGGCCATTCCACCAATATTCGCAGTCAAAGAACTGGGGAGTATTGCTATTGGTTTCGCGGTTGTAGGTTGGACTGTTGAGTGAGAACTTAGTAACCATACGCCCGCTATTGGTGCCACGTACTTCTACGCCTTTGGTGACAAAGCCATCCATTGTGAATTCTTTCATTGTAGGTATCCTCCCTGGGTAACGTTTCCGCTGTTCCATTCGCGTGTGATCTGCGCATCAATCATTCGTATGCGCAGCTTGTAAACATTGATTGCTTCTTGGCTTGCCTTGTAGATGGCCTCTGAGCAGTCACGGTGAAATTTCAAGTCAGCTATTTCTTCTTGCCCTCGGCATATATCGCTGATGATGGTCACGGGCGTGCCTTTATCGCGTTCTGCCAGGATCTCAAGGCGCAAGCGTTTGCGGTATTCAGATTCGTTTTCTGCGTACTGGCATCCGCTTGTTTTGCAGGTTTCCAGCTCGTCCATAAGAGCGTCAGTTAACTCTTCGAGCTTTACGTAGAGGTCTTGCATCACTCAATCTCCCATGCTGGCATCGGGCAACATTGAGGATTTGCTACAAACTGCTGGTATTGCTCCTGGCTCTCGAAGCTATATCGCGTACCGCAGCTTTTGCACCTTGCGGTAAATGGCCCTTCTTGTGGTGCTTGCTTGTGAGTGGTTTTAGGCTTGGCCATAGCATCGGGATCTCCGCCACCATCGATTGCAAAAGCGCCGCATAAGGCATATTTGCGTGCGTAGCTTGATGCCATACCTGTTACTTGCGGAATGTCGCTACCTTTTTTCTCCAGAGCTTCACGGGCATATGCGCAAGTCTTATAGCTGCCTTGTCTTCCATCGGTGGCAAAGATGTTTACGGTTGCTTTGATGTAGTAGCGATCGCCTAACTTGATTACGTCATCTTCTAAGATGAACCCGATCCCTGCTTTTTCGCAGGGATCCTTCAATGCTGCAACAATGTCTTCAAATGAGCGGTAGTTAAACCCTCCATATGCATTATGCTTGTTCTTGGGTACTACTATCGCCCTTTGCACTTCGGCGATGGATTGTAGAAGTGTTTTTTCTTGCTTATCGGCCATAGTATGTACCCGCTTCCTGTTGAATCTTCATGTATGCCTGCTCGATAGTTCCGCCAATGAATCGACCTACTACCTTTGGGGTCAGCGATCCGCAAAACGCCCCAATCTGCTTCATTTGTTCCTGGCTTGCCGCCTGAATAACCATCACGCAGGGGATGTATTCACCGCCTGGAATCGCTGTTTGCTCTTTCGGTAGTGGGTGTGCGATCGGCTCTGGTGCAAGTGGTGCGGGAGGCGCTGGGGGAGCAGGTATTTCTTCTGGCTGGATGGCTGCCTCTTGCATTGGGGCTTCTTGAAGCTCTTCGACTGCAGGTGCGATCTTTTCTTCGATTTCCTCTGCAATCTGTTCTTCCTGGATCTGTTCTACTTCGCGATGAAGCTCTGCGATGCGCTCATCTGCTTCCTGTGCCTTGCGTGCGGCACTTAAGGCTTCGCCAAGATCCAAGGTGTCAAAGAAGGTACGCTCGGCTGTGTCGTAGTGGGCCATATCTGATTGAGACTTAAGCGATTCCCAGTCAGAGGCAATCTTGTTGACCTTTTCCTCGATCGCGTTTTGCGCTTTGATCTCATTGAAGGTCTTATTAAGCCACTGGTTTTCATGGATCCGCTCATATGGCACAAGGTCGATAAGAACGCCCGCATAGCCTTCGAAGTATTCCTGTAAGGCTGCATACTTCTTTGCCTTGCGCTCCTCTTCTGCTGCATCAAGTTGTTCTTTGATGTCTGCGCGGGTGTCTTTTACCTTCTTGATGATGGCTGTTGCCTGCATATCAAACTGGTTATAAGGCTCCATGTAATCGCGCTTTACTGCCTTGCGGCGATCGTCAATTTCTTTGGCGATGCTGTTTAGATAGGTTGCATCGTGCTTGGCCTGCTTGATGCCCTCCTGGCTTGTAAGGTCGTACTTTGCGCCCTTGTAGTCGGCAATCATGGCCTCTACATGAGCATCGAGTGCTTCAAAGTTTGCCTGGATTGATGCGGGCGTGAAGCTTACGGTCAGTCCTTTTTCTTCGATGACTTCAGCTTCTACTTCAATGAGTTTTTCCTTCATCTACTTCTCTCCTTCAAATTTGTCGCAAGTCTCTGTTGGCTTGCGGGTCTTTACGCGGGGGAATACGCAGTGGCCAAAGTCGGTTGGCATAAAGTCAAGCCCGAATTGGCCCTTCATATCCACGTAGTGCAGGTTGTAGTGCTTGCAGTTGGCACATACCTCTTCTTTGTCTTCGATGTTGATTACCTTCATAATCACTCCCTTATACGTCACAAAATATCGTGATATATAGAGACGTTCTCATAACATCGCTAATACGTCAAGATGTGACGTATGAAAAAGGATTTAAACAAACAGAAAGCACCAGGTTTTGCATCGAGGCTGAAAGCCTCACGTCTTGATGCTGGATTAACTCAGCAAGACTTGGCAGATTCTCTTGGTATTACTTTGCGTAACTATCAAAAATATGAAGCTGCTGATACTGAACCGTCTTTGTATAACCTGATCACTATTGCGATTACTCTTCAGGTTTCCGTTGACTATCTGCTTGGCTTGTCTGGCGAAGCTCACGCTGGTGAATGCTGAACAGATCCTCTAGCGCGTCCCAGTGAGTGATGTTTCCTAGCAGATCGCCAGCTTCGATCTTCTGATAGTTCCTTAAGCTAATCCCCAAATAATCAGCCACTTGTTGTTGGGTCATACCCTTGTTTGTTCGGGCGTTTTTGAGGTTTACTCGGCTTGTTTTCATCTAAAACCCCTTCCTGACCTGGGAAAGTGTCATTGATTTTTCCCTTCACAAATTTTTCACACATGCGCTCATAACGTCTGCGGCGTGCTTTGAGCACGCGCTCCAGGTTTCTTATCTCCACCTTCTCGCATTCAATGGCGTAGTCTTCTAAGGTTCGTGCCCTTAGTCGTGGGTTGTTCTTGGGAAGTACGGGCGAGGGCGGCATGGGATCTTTGCGGCTTCGGATCTGTGCTTCATTCCTGCGGTAGATCTCACGCTGGCGAACAGAGAGGCGCTGCAGTGCTTTGGCTATGTCTGCCTCTGCTTTCTGGATATATCCTCTAAGCTCACAGCAGCGACATATACCTTGCAGGTTAAGGCGGCTTCGCATCTTGCCGCATGAGGGGCAAGGAATGGTGCGAGGAGCTTTGTAGCGAAGAGAGATGCAGGCGCCTTGTCGGTTTAGTTGCCTGGCCTTTTGCTTGATTGAATCAGCACTGCGGCTCATGGTTTCACTCAATACCGAAAGCGGTACTTTGCCCGCATTCTCGATCAAGTAGTTCTCATCGTCTCGTGACCACTCTTTGCGCATTAATACCCCTCAACTGGCTCAACGCCAAACGCTATGCCTTCGTCTTTCCTTCGTGCTCGGTTGTGCTTTACTGCTTTGATGCTGACTACTTGCGAATCGTCTTTGTAAGCCACACCGTTTAAGCCATCCATCACCGATTTGATGATGTTGTCGATATCAGGCTTATAGATGTCAGGCTCGCTCTCAATTCGTTTAGGGCGGGATTTTGGCAGTACGCGATAGATGTGAAGTTCTAGCAACACTGGCCCTTCGTAGAGCTTGCCCTGGTAAGCGGCGGCAACCATTTGCTCTTCGCGCTGCGATTCAATAGGCGTATATAAACGGAAATGGTTGCCCATGTGCGTTGCTTTGGTTCTGCGCTTGAATGGCACTACAGGGAGGTGATAGAACTTCATCGGCGGTTCGCCTCATAGATGGTGCGTGCTTCAATCAGTGAATGCGCTTTGAACTGCTCATCGCCTACGATGTCTTGCCAGTACTCAACAAGGTTTACCTCATCAATTGGAGTGGTGCGAAACTTGATCGAGGAGAGCAAAGCAGGGCGCTCCATGACCAGATAGCGGGCAAGCGCGCTCCATAGGTTATGGTCGCGCTTGAATTCGCTTGCCAGCTTGATGTTCATGCCATGAAAGCGTGCAAGCTCATAGATGTTGCCGCGCTGGATCACGTCGCCCTGGTCTTTGAGGTAGTTGCAGAATTTACGCAGCTGATCCCACTTTTCTGGGTTCTTGCGCACCCACCAACAAGCCTTGGCAACCATCTGCTCTGCCCGTGCGTTGTGTTTGATAGAAATCATTTGCCTTACCTGTCTCCGAATAACCCCAACGGTGACAGCGAGCAGTAGAAGCTGATAGACTTTTATTTGCCTCGTAGAGCTGGAAGGAGTGATTGCCTTGGAAAGCTTTTTGAGGACGCGATCTCTGCGAGTTCGATAGGTCGCGCGGGATTAAGACCCCCTAAGCTATCGATGCGAAGCCGTTGCAGCAACAACGGGTGTTAGACGGCCTATTGCGCGAACTGGCATAATCCGTAAGCCGAAGTATCCGAAAAGGAAACCGAGGATCGTTCCAGGGATGGAGCCAGCCAATAGGTACGTAACATGCAGTGCAGGGAAAAAGTCTGGCAGCGAGTAGGTTGCGGTTGCTGACGCAAAACCGCTCGCTGTCACCATTGAGGTTATTCGGTTGTCAATCTTCCTTCGGGTTTACGCGACTTTCTTCGAGGCGTCGGCGTAGCCGTCTTTATAACCTTGGTCATACTTGGCTTCATTGCATGCCTTGAAATCCTCAAGGCATGTGTCGTAGCCTTCCATGAAACCCTCGTCGCGTGCTGCTTTGTTCGCGAAGCAAACAAGCACGATGATGGCGAAAGCCAAAAGAGCGATGAGTACTACAAGCAGATCGCCTGGTTCTAAATAAAGAGCGCCTAATTGCATTGCCGTGCCATCCTTACAATCCAGATTGGTAGTTCACTTACAAGAACCGCATACTTCGCTTTGCCGAGGCGAAAACCAGGTAATCGCTCAATAGGAGATTGAGACTTAGACTTGGCGTTTAGATCGTCATAGGACAGGCCTGTAATCCAGGCTGCGTCTTGCAGCGAGCAAGTAACAGGTACTTTGTCTTCGCCTCCGAAGTAGCGTGTGATATTCTTGTTTATGGCTTTGATCGTCTCCTCGTCCTGGTGGGTGAGGGGGCGTTCTTTTTGTTTAGGCATGTTTTCTCCTTTCTTTTCTGGGCTGGTTACTTACCGAGAACCGAGTAATAGAGGCGATAGCGGGTTGTCACTGCTCCAAAACCGACGAGCAATCGGGTTAAAGCGAAAGGCAAATCTAAAAGGAGTGATTTATGGCTGATGTCCGTTTGGTTGCTATCGCCCCTTTTGCTCGGTTCTCTTGTGTTAATGTGCGATTAAAAGTCGATGGATATGCATCTGTGCTCATTTGAAAGGGATAAGCATGACTATTAGTGACAGGGATTTAAGACATTTGCAGTCTTCAATTAAAGACAGCAATAAAGAGATAGCGAACAATGTTTCTAATGGCTGCGAGGCAATAGATAAAGGGTTGAGCAGGTATCTCAGCAAAATTCACCAAGGCATAACTGACTCAAATACTGTTCAAGCTGTGGATCTGCTAACTGCAGAAGAGATAAGCGAATTAAAAAAACTCGTTTCTCTTAGCAGAGAGGAAGCTTCTGCATACACTGAAGCTAGGTTAAAGGATCCCTCGTATCAAGGAATGTATTCCCAGTTGTCAAGTTTGGGTTTTATCGTTTGTGTGCGTGCCTTTGATGGATCAATGCACTTTATTGACGTTAACCCAGAAGCCAATTGGGCAATTTCTCGATATGACAAAAAGCTCGAACAAGAAAAGATGAAAGAGAAAGAAGCAAAACGTCAAAGACTTTTCGACAGAACATTCTCTTTACTGACTTTGGTAATTGGCTGGATCCTTGGTATTTTCACCCCTGTGCTAACCACTTTCGTCAGTACAGTACTTTTGTGATGACGAAAGTCGCTATCGAAAGCAGCCACCCAGCTATCACGCCAGCAATAAATCCAACTTGCCACTCCTTATCGTTCAATGCTTCATCTCCTTAATTGCAGATAAGCATCCCTGTTAGAGGGACTAATGCTGCCAACATCCCTAAAACAAATCCTTTGGCGAACTCGTAATCGTCCATTACACGAACTCCTTGTCTTTAGAACTATAGGTTTTATTACAGTTTCCAGCGAAAAAAATTTCGCTGATAGACACCCCAAATAATTCTGCAAGGATCCTGGCATCGCCTAGTGTTACAAGTTCTGGATCGCTTTCCATTTTCCCATATGTAACACGTGAAACGCCTAGATAACCAGCGACTTCTTCCTGTGTTAGATCCGCTTTCTTTCTTGCTTCTTTAAGATTCAACTTAGATCACCTCCTGTATTAAGAACTATAAACAAACATATAGTTCATGTAAAGAAAATTTATCATAAAATATAGGTGCACTTTAGATTAAGCAGGTGAGCCTAATGACTATAGGTAAAAATATAAGGGTATTGCGTGATAGAAAGGGCCTTACTCAAGAGGAGCTTGGCAAGGCCGTAGGCGTATCGTCTATGGCTGTTTCCCAGTGGGAAAATGGCAGGGCAGTACCAAGAATGGGATCAATAGAACGTCTTGCGGATGTTCTAGAGGTTTCTAAAAGCGTTTTGATCGGAGATGATACCCCAGCATCTCTGCCTGACGGAGCCATCCCGCAGCGCATTCCATCAAAGCGCGCATATCTTCCGCTGCTTGGCCGCGTTCATGCAGGGGATGCGCAGGAGCCTGATGTTATAGATAATAAAGTTCCAGTCCCTTTTGAGGTATGGGAAAGCCATAAACAGGGATACCTTCTAGAAGTAGAAGGCAACTGCATGAGCAAGGTATACCCAGAAGGCTGTCATATTCTCGTGGATCCAAATAAGCCTCCCATGAATGGATCCATTGCTGTAGTGAAGATAAATGACGATGACTATGTAATGCGTCGAATGTACAAAGGCGCCAATACACTGATTCTAAGTCCTGAATCATGGGAGGAAGGCTATACCGATATTGTCATCACGCAGGATGATGAAGTAACGGTTGAATTGGTGGGGACTGTTGTTTGGTTTCAGCCGAAAGAAGAGATGGAGTAGAAATGGGTTTTATCAAGAATGCAACTTCAAACGTTCGCGAAGCTCAGGCAAGCAATGTTGCAACAATGATAGGAGATCAGCTCGTTCCGCAAGACGGCATGGTTCATGTTGCTATGTTTAATTGCTTTGGATCATTAGGTGCTACGCAAGGGTTTTATCCAGACACCAAATTTAACCAACAGGCAGACCAGGTAATTTCATACATTCAACAGCTGGGTCGCGAAATCGTAGACGTCAAATTTGATAGCCAGTATGGAGTTGGAATGACAGGTAAAGGAATTTCATATCACATGCTCGTGCTGTATCGATAGCGTTAATCGCTTGAAACGAGAAGCGGGATAGGTGGTAAATTTCTATGGGATCTATAGCAAATGCATACTATCAGGCGATGGCTCCTGTTCCTCCGAGTGGCAAAGAGTTCAATGTCTATTGCGATGAAAGCTGTCATCTTGAACATGATAAAGTAAATAAGGCAATGGCATTAGGTGCTGTGTGGTGCCCTAAAAACAAAACACGAGAGATCAATAAGCGACTAATCGAAATAAAAGCAAAGCATGGTATACCTAAGGAGTCCGAAGTCAAATGGACAAAGATTTCCCCATGTAATGAGCCTCTATATAGGGATATTATTGATTACTTTTTCGATGATGACGATCTTCACTTTAGAGGCTTGGTCATTCCTGACAAAACGCTTCTTAATCATGAGAAATACGGTCAAACTCATGATCAGTGGTATTACAAAATGTATTTCACAATGCTTAAAACCATCTTTACTAGAGATGGTGGCTTTTATGTATATATCGATATTAAAGACTCTCATTCTGGTGAGAACGCAGCGAAATTAGAGGATGTTTGTGCCAATGATGCTTACGACTTTAATCATGAAATAGTTAGGAGAGTTCAGCCTATTCGATCGGAAGAAGTTCAGCTGATGCAATTAGTTGATATTCTCACTGGAGCAATTGCGTATAGGCACAATCATAAAATTATTACCAATAAAACAAGCTATACAAAGGTTGGTCTCATTAACAGGGTAATTGAGAGATCTAATGTCTCTTTAGTTAGAACAACGCTTCTTTCTGAGAAGAAGATAAACCTTCTTATTTGGGATCCGATGAGGTATTAGCCATGAATGGATGTTGGATTCCAGATTTCGTTGAGTACAACAGCGAAAACGACTGGAAAGAATATGATGAACAGCTTTATTCGATCTTCAGGTCTGATTTCATCCTTGATCACCCTCTGTATGAAGGCAAGGAGGTTAGAGTAAGGTTTGAGCCATACCTTGACGGAAGAGAAGAAGCTTTCTGGCATTTAACATGCATTGATTTTGACCACAAATCTGGGAAACCAGAAGATAGAGAAGTAGATCTTGAAAGATGCAAGCGAATAAAGTGGCCTAGATCATTTATTGAGCACCATTCTGAGTGTATCGATCATGAAATAGATGAGTGTAAAGGTGTCCTTGTTTGGGAAGCTCTACATAAATATAAGGGAAGAGCAAAAAGACGAATAAAGCTATTTCTTGAGGAAGAAAGCTATTTGGTAGTTCTTGAGCCAAGAGGGAAGTATTGTTTTCTAATTACGGCGTTTTATGTGGATAAAGAATACACGTACAAATCGATAATGCGAGAAGCAAAAAGAAATGGTGCAAAAATAGCAGGAAGCGCGTGTTAGGCGCTCCCAGAGGTCTCCTTCACACACACGGTGGATGAGCTGAATAAAGTATAAAACGAAAATTAAGAAAAAACCGAAAACTACATATAGACGAATTCTATACATTTAGATAAATAGAAAAGCCCCGCAAAAGTTTGGCGACCAGAGCGGGGCAACCTCCAACCAGAAGGCTAGGTGTATCTTACCATGTCTGTGCGAAAACTGAAGAATGGGCGGTGGATTGCTGATGTGCTTGTTGGCAAAAAGCCAGACGGAAGCAAAGATAGACGCACTAAGAAATGCAAAACCAAAGGTGAAGCAGAGCGAGCTGAACGCATCTTAAAAATGCGAAAAGACGCTAGGCTTGTATCTGGCAAAATAACCATAGATGACTTCATTAGGGATGTGTTTTGGGAGCAGAAAAGCGACCTAAAACCAAGTACTATATCTGGCTATAAACGTGATATTAAGCTAAGAATAATCCCATATCTTGGCGGCAAGTATATCGAAGACATAAATCGTAATGATGTCCAAGAAATGATAAGTAGCTGTGCTACCAGAAAAGTGGCTACTAATGCTCGCGAAACTCTTTCGTCAATCCTTGGTCTTGCGCTTGATCTCGAAATGGTACCGCGTAATGTAGCAAGCCTTAGATATGTATATCCATCTGCCGAAGTTCACCCTGAAGATTACTACGGAGTGTGGCTTAGCACATTCGAGGAGCATATGGCTCTTATTGAAGAGGTTAAGCAGCGCAGGCATCATCCGATGCTATTGCGAATGGTTGTACTTGGCTTGTGTTTTGGTCTTCGCAAAGGTGAAATCTTTGGACTTGATTGGGAATGCGTGAACCTGCGCGAACGCTACATAAGGATCAAGCAAACTTATGCATCGGGTGAAGGTGGTGCATACCTCGACGAACCAAAGACCTTAAAAGGGTTTAGGTATATACCTATTACTAATTATGCTTACGAAATAATGAGCACATGGGATCTAGATAATAGGGTAGGGCCAATAATGAGAAACCGATATAGTAAGCGCATGGCGCCAGCAACGGGCAAAGCCATGATGCAGCGATTCTTCGACAAAAACAGTGATCTCCCTAGGATGACCTTGTTCAGTCTAAGGCATAGTTTTGGAACCGCGTGCTTCGATGCCGAGATGGATCCAGCGAAGATAAAAGAGTGGATGGGTCATGAGGAATTGTCCACCACGATGCGTTATGCAAAACCCAAATTGAAGGATCTCATGAAGGAGTCTAATAACATAGATTTGCACTTTAAAAGGGATGCACAGGGGTGCACTGGGGTGCATAACAGCTCAAAAAAATAGGACAAAATCAGAAAAAAGTGGAAAAAATCGGGAAAATTTTGAAGCTTAAAAAATAAACAAAAAAGCGGTTTAACCAGGTGAAA